GACTATTCGATTGTTGGACACTACAACTTTGACCAAAAAGTTACCGCTGCCAAACTATGAAACGTGATGTCGTTAATCACCCCAGTCACTACACGGCGGGGAAAATTGAGGTCATTGATTTTATTGAGGACTGTGTAAAGCAGGCCCCTGACGCAGTTGTTGGGGGGCTCCAGTGGCAAGTCCTTAAGTACATGAGCAGGCTCTGGCTTAAAGAGAGTTCGCACATTGACGCCAGTAAAGCTCGCTGGTATCTGAATAGACTCATCGACAAACTTGATACCGAGGAGTACCGCAATGGGTGACCACTACAAGTTCGAGATGATTCGCTCGGATGATGCAGCGCAGATCACGACTGCCTACAACGTCAAAATCAGAGGTGTTGTGGCGTCGGATGTAATCGAAACGTTTACGGACTTTCTGCAGGCCTGTGGCTTTCACCGCAACACAATTTTGGACGTGTACAGCCGGATGAGTGATGAACTGTCCGAGCTGTAAGTCCGAAAATTACAAGGCTATTGATAGCCGGGTTTTGAAGAATGGGACGCGGCGACGTAGGTACGTCTGCAAGGATTGCAAGGAGCGGTGGACCACTTTTTCGACCGGCAAGGACGCGGAACCGATTGTGCGGTTTCCGCCGGTTGCTAATCGGAGGTTGAGCTTGGAGCAGGTCAAACAGATCATGCTGTCAGGCAAAAGTACCTTGTCGTTGGCGGCGGAATTTGGTATTTCGCACCAAGCGATCTCTCAGATTCGACTGGGGCACTCATACTCGTATGTTTACCGCCAGTTGCAGGAGGAAGGTTGCGCTCTTGCCAGTTCAGGGTGTGTTCTCTGCGATCAGTGCAAACACTGGGAACAGGGCGCCTGTGGTTTCGGTTTTCCTGATGCTGGAGACGACTTTGCTACAGATTGTGTTCTTTTCGAGGTGGCCTAGGTCACTAGGCTGCTACACTACAGGAGTTCGCCCCACCAGGCTCAACCATGACAAACGATTTTGCGGCAGTCTCCACACTGGTTGCCGAGTTCCAGAGCAAACTGGAGGTCATCATCAAGCGCGATGGCAGCCGTCACATGATGGATGCCCACATCCCGTTCCAAGTGCTCAGTGTGCTCGAAGACGAGGTGATGCCTGCTCTAGAAGCAGCGATGACCTCCATTGACTGGCAGCCGTCCGATGAAGACCTGTATCCCGGTGAACCGGCGATGAGTATGCAGGAATTGCATAGTGCCTCCCACGCTCAGCACATGGAGCTGCACAACTGATGGCAAACGCATCATTTCTCTACGGCATTGAGCATCTGCACACGATGTTCAATGCCACCACCGTCGCCTTCGACTGTGAAACCACCGGGCTTCAGCCGGTTTTTGGTGGTCTTCGGCTGCTCCAGTTGGCAGCCCTAGACCGGACTCCCGTGGTCATTGACTGCTGGGACTTGACCGACGAGGACTGGGTTGACCTGGAAGAATTTTTCTCGGTCAAGCGTTACTGGATCGCCCATAACGCTGTATTTGACCTGGGTTGGCTGCAGGAGCACGAGTTGCATCCCGAGGGGGATGTCCTCTGCACCATGCTCGCTAGTCGGATCCTGACTAACGGGCTGCCCAACATCAAACACGGTCTGCAGCACGTCGTCAAGCGTTACCTGAAGCTAGAAATCTCGAAGGAGGAGCAAAAAAGCGACTGGAGTGGCGACCTTACGCCGAGTCAACTGGAGTACGCCGCGTATGACGTCTACCTGCTGACCCAGTTGGACGGGCAGATCAACCAACGGATGGCGGAGGGGAATCTCCACAAGGCGTGGTTTTTGGAGTGTGCTGCTCTGCCGACCATGGCGCAACTGTGGCGGACAGGTCTGCCCTTCGACAAGCAGGATCTAGAAGAACTACACGAGGATCTGGCCAAGGATCACGTCCGACTTGGTGACGCCTTCATCGAGTCTCTTGACGCCGCCTTGCCTGCCCACAAGAAACTGCCTCGTGATCCGGACGGCACCTTCAACCTGCGCTCCAAGCCAGAGGGCAGTATCCGTGCAGGCACTAAGAAGGAGGCCGGCTTCAACCTGAACAGTCCCAAGCAACTGTTAGATATCTTTACGACCCTGTTGGATAGGCAGCCGGTTGATAACAACGGCAAGCCCAGCGCCAGTCGTGCGGCACTAAGGGAGTACGCCGGGGACCACAAAGTTGTGGCGGATTATTTGGCCTGGAAACGGGTTGAGAAGCGGCGCCAAATGGTAGAGGCGTTAGTGGCGGACTACGCCCAGATGGAACTAAGGTTGGCCGCCGCTGAAGCTCAAGACGAGCTGATGATTCGTGCGTTCCAGCAAGGGTTGGATCTGCACACTGTTACTGCGATGCAAATTTATGGCGTCCCTGAGGATGAAGTTACGAAGGACATGCGGCAAGTTAGCAAATCTGCGAACTTTGGTTTGCTGTATGGATCGGGAGCCCGAGGACTACGAAATTATGCGGCAGGAATGGGGATACAAATGGATCTCCTTGAAGCTGGAGAAATCCGCTCTAAATTCCACGCTGCGTATAAAGGAATCAGCCGGTGGCAACGCGAAAATGCTGCACAAGCTAATCGCAATCGTACTGATGCCGCGATCAGGATTCGTAACTCCGGGCTGCGGAGGTTTCTACCGGGGGACCACAACTCACTCACAGTCCGCTCCAACACCCCCATCCAAGGAGCCGGTGCCGCTGTACTCAAACGAACATTGGGTAAATTATGGCCACTGCTAAAAGCTGATGGCGAGGAAGTGGTCCGCATCGCGGGTGTTGTTCATGACGAAGTTATTCTTTTTGTGCGTGAAGAACATGCCGATGTTTGGTGTAAACAACTCGCCGCGATAATGGAGGACGCTGAAGCCGAATGGCTTGGAGACGTTCCACCCCTGGCAGAAGCCAAGGCTGCTGATTCGTGGGTGGATGCCAAGTGAGCCGGCCACCTTCTGCTAACTACACCGCCCTGTTGCGTACACCGGGCGGCCTCATCCAGAAAGCCTCGATCTATGCCGATGACATGGTGCAGGCGCACCATACGATTCGGGAGTTGTGGCCCGGACTGCGGCTTGTCAGAATCGCAAAGGAGGGAGAGTGGTAGCAGACTGATCTGCATGAGTCGTACCGGCAGGGAAATTGTGTTGGAGCGACTCCACGCAGCGATGCGTAGGGCGACTACGGCTGACCTTCAACGGGCAGCCATGTTTCTGGAGTGGGCCTGGGATGTCCGTCGTGGATGTTCCAGGCAGCGGTCTGCGTCACGGACTGCCCAGAATCAGGCGTGGAAAAAGACGGTGGATCCTGATCTGCGGTGGTGACCGTGCTAGTGTGTAGCAAAAGAGACTCACGCGACGATGCCACTACGTCACGGGCAAAAGTTCTACTGCCAGTTGCTGCTCGACCGCAACCGCTATTTGCTGGTGGACGAAATGGCTAAGCAGCAAGGCAAACGGACCACGGCCTTGTTGCGGGAGATGGTCTACTCGGCACTGGAAAAGGCACTGCCATCGTCGGAATACAGGGCCGCAGAAGCGGCAGATCACGCAGCGTGGGCGGACTCGGTGAAACGACGGGTGCAAGGACGCCAACGCTCCAAGCAAGATGCCCACGATACTGAAACAGACTCATAAGACTTAGTTGTAATCAGTAACAAGTCTGACTCAGCTCGCTAAGGCGGGCTACTGTTGCACAGTAGTTCGGTATTTCCGATGACTCGCTATCTGGTCGTGGCCGATGGGCAGTACGTCACTGCCTTGTACGGTCCCAAAGGTTCAGGAATTGGTTTGACTGTGGAGAAAGATGACGCTGGAACCTGGGTCACCTACGAACGGGCCGTCGAAGCGGCGCGGCTTGTTGCTCAATCTATTGGTGGCTTCGTTACTATTCACAGCGTCGATGAACCTGACTACCCCAGCAGTTGGTGTAAAGCCAGTTGACCGACACTGCCCCGGCCACTGACTACTTTGAGTTGTTGGTCTGGTTGCCTGGACGGGGCCCTCTGCGGGAACTGTTCCAGGCAGAAACCCTTTCAGCAGCGGTGGAACTAGCCGAACTTACCTATGGTGGGTGCCTGGTTGAAGTTCCGCCTGCTGTTCAGGGCAAATCTCAACTGGCTCGCTCCAGCACAAGTCGATCTGTACTACAACGCCTGCGTTATGTCCGAATCCGTTCTGCTCGATCAACAGAGATATGACGAGTTGGAGGCCCTGTATCTAAAAGATGGCAGGGATAAGCTCGATCACCCCAATCACTGCCTGTACACCGGGTTGTATCAGGCGTACTTAGCAGGAGTCGCGGTCGAGCCCGCAGATACTGGAGAGGTTTGACGCCGCTTCTCGGATTGCCCAAGAGGACTTGGTGCGCTCCATGTGATACAACGTGTTGAGCAGGATCGCCGCCTCGAACAACCCGTTCCAGTCCTTTGCGTCGTAACGCTCGCGCAGCCATCTGTCGCGGGCGTTTTGACTTAGCTGTTGCTCAACAGGTTGCTCGAAACTGTTCATTTCAGATGGGGCGGACTTTGAGGTACCAGCCCGATTCCGGGCCATCGACGAGCCAGCGTCGAAGCCAGCTACGCCTGGAGTATGCAATTCCTGCACCCCCCTTGTGGTTAACGTAGCCACCGTTTGTCAT